CCCATCAGGGCTGTTGCTCCAAGGCCCACGGCTCCCGCTCCTGCGAGTATTGCTCCAAGTCTTCCGCCTTTAGGGAGTTTAGATAAAATTTGTCTAGCGATATTTCTCACAGGGGTATTAGGTCCCTCAGCAATTTTTTTCATTGTTTCATCGGGAGCTTCATTTAAAGCTTTTCTCATTTCTACTCCACAACCTCCACCGGCAAGTCCTCCTCGTTTCATTCCAAAAATACTACAAATGTTGTTTTCATTGGTATCTGCAGCATCAATAGCTCCTTGCATTCCCTTTTCTATAATGGCTGTTATTTGTTGACTTTGTTTAGTGCCTTTTTCCCCAACGGTTTTCATCGCGTGTAAGTAACCACTGCCCTCTAAATCTTTGGGTCCAAATCTTTTTAAAATATCTATTCTTCCTTTTGTAGTCTGTCCTTCAGGACCCACAATTGCTCTATCTACAACATTTAAAAGGGTGTCTGTAATTTTTTTACTTTCCGGCCCCCCATATTTTAAATTACCTAAAGTTTCTCTAATGGTCATTGAAATAGGGGAAGTTCTTTCATTAATTCTAGGTTGAATAAAGTTTTTGGGAGCAACAACTTTTCCATCTACAATATCAAATCCCCCTATTTTATAGCCCCCACTTAAATCAGAAAATTCTTTTTGTAATTTTGCAACAGCTGCAGGAATTGTTCTTCCGCCAGCAGCTTGTTCAGCAGGTGTTAAAGGACCAGAAAAAGGTCCTAAAGTACGTTTACCTATTGAGACTCCTGTTTCTCCTGATTTCGTCAGATACTTTACATTTGATCTTTTTGTACCTTCATCAAACTTAATACCTTGCTCGGCTAAGTTTTTAAGAGCTATTATTTTTTTATCATAACTAGCTTTAATTGTATTTAAAGCATCTCCAATATAAGCAATTCTCATAAAATCTTTTTTGTAATTTCCAAAGTCTCGCATTAAAGCTTTAATATCCGTATGATCACCGGCTAAAGAAACTGTAGTTCCTCCTTTTACAACTTTTGGTAAGTTATATTTACGTGCTATTCGAGCATTCGCAGTACTCATATTTTCTAAAAGTCTAATGTCTTTGGAAGATAAACCAAGTTGTAAAGCTGTATCTTTGTTACTCATCTTTCCAGCGTGACTTGTAATAGCCATTAAACTTTTGTGTAATAAAGAATCGGCATATCCTGCCGGAGGCTTAATAGTCTCGTATAATGCTTTTTCGTATCGCTCTACATTTTGACCACCATATCGATTCATTAGCTTTCTTATTCTAGCGGTAAAATTATTTTCTAACTTAGGATCAGTAGTAGCCATACCAATTTCTTTAGCATATTCGTTTCTTAATCTTTTCATCCGTTCTTGCAGATCAAGCGATTCATCGACTAAATAATTATCGTTACTGCTTACAATTTTTTTAATTAATTTGTCTAATTTGTTTACATCAGGAAAAATATTAGCGTGTCTGCTTACAACAAACTCATCAAGAGGTCTTGCTTTAAAATATTCGTCATAATCAGGATAGTTGCCTGCAATAGCATTTTCTAAAGCACGTTTAACAGTTGTGGCGGAAATAGCTTCGCCTTTTTTGAGATTTGTTCCGGTTGCTAACCCATATTTTGAACTAAAAGATTTCGCAACTTGATTAGCTGGCTTCCCTTTAAAATTTTCTTGATTTTCTAGATAATGATCTAGAATTTGTTTATCTTGAATAGCAATTTCTCCAGCAGTTGCATATTTACCTGATTTCGCTTTACTAATTTCTGTAATTGAAGGATCTAGTTTTCCATCTTCCAATAATTTTTGATAAATGGCCTTGAGTCCTCTATACTCAGCTTTAGGTGCACCAGCATCAAATGATCCTTCTCTTGAAAGAATTTTGTTAACATCGGATTGAGATAAACCTTGATTTAAAAGTTCAATAACACGAGCTTCAAGTCTAGGGCTCCATTGCTCGAAAGCTCTTCGCAGTGCAGTTTTCGTTTTCGAATCTATATTGGGAAAATCGGAAAGTTGCATTAAACCCCCCTAAACATGGAGCCTACACCACCGCCTGCTGCATTTGGTTTTCTTTTTATATCCGCTTTGATAGCGTCAACAATTTCATCGGGTCCCATGCCTGTTTCTTGCATCTTTAATCCTTGTTCAACTGTAGCCATCACTTCGGCAAGTCTATAAGGATCATCGTCGGCTAACATATTATCTAAAAGTCTTTGATCAACAAGATCACCATACTTAGCTCGAAGAACTTGTTCTTTAATTTCTTTTGGCCATCCGTCCATACCTCCTGCAATTGCTTCTTCAAATGCAAAAAAATCTTTTTGTTTAGACATATCATAACCCATTTTTTTCGCAGCATCGGATAATGCCATTCCTTTTATCCCTGCTTTTTCCATGGCTTCCTTAACTCTTGGATCTTCCCAATCTATTTGAGGTTTTGTTTTTTTCTGGATAAAAGCTTTTTTAACTCCACTTAATTCATCTTTAACAATAGGAGCATCGGCTTTTCTAATATAATCTTCAACATTTAAAAATTTTTCAGGACTTCCTCTTGTCATTCTTAAATAATCAAACATTGCAACATTCCCTCCTAGTTCTTCGGTAATATCTAAAGCAGTTAATCTATTTTTAACTCCTTGTCTGATTCTTCTCATATCTTCCCAATTAGGATGACGTCTTGATGGAAGGGGGCCTAATTTTTTTAATGTGTCTTTTGCTTTTTCTCGTTCAATAGCTATCCAGTTAGATGGAACTTTCTGACCTAAAAAGTCTTTAGCATCTGGTCTAAAATATTCTTCTTGCATTAACCATGCTGTATGGTCTGTTGATTCAGGATCCCAGAACTTCTTATTTTTAGTTTTAATAGGACCCGCCATTTTAGGTTCAGCGGCTTTCATTAAATCTTCTGTTGTTAATTTCATATTAAAATCTTGAAACAATTGTCGTGTTGCTTCATCTTCGACTGCTGCTTCAGGTCTTGCTATATCGTCCGCTGTCTTTAAAGTCCCTTCCCCAAATTTATCGTCTACTAATTTTATTAAAGAGCCAACTCCTTTTTTTCCAGAACCTCTCCACATTCCTACTCTTCCACCTTGATTAAATGGAATATCAGGATCATCAATAGGTTCTTTGTACTCTAAAGATTCATCTAAAACTAATGTTCCATCTCCAATATTTTCTTTATTTTGAATTTTTAAAACATCATCTCCCATGTTTTCTCTAAAAATTTGTTCATAATGACTAAAGCTGTCACCTTTTTCAAATGCACCAGGAAACGTTCCAGCTTTCTTGTGAGCGTCATCACCGTAGATTTTTTTAAAAACTAAAATAGGATCATCTTCAATTGTTGGATAATAATTTCTAACTCTATGTGTATCTTTTGCATTTAATTTTAATCTGCCAGTATTTAGCTCTGTTTGAAGAAATTGTCGAATACCTGTTCTAAGTTGACCTTCTTCATGCATACTACCGCCTAAAAATTTCTCATCTGGAACTTTAAACTGACCTCCGTGTTGAGCGGCTAATAAAGCGTCCTTCATTTGTTTTTCTGCTTCCGTTTTAGCTTCATCGGCTGATGTTTTTAAATTTTTAGCAGATTCTTCTAAATCAGTCATCGCTTTCATCATAGAACCTACGCCTTGCTGATCTACACCGGCTCCTCCAATACTTTTGTAAGTATTAAGATTATTTAAAAAATTTACGAGTTCTCCATCATTAGCATTCATGATAAATTTGGCTTCATTAGCAAAAAGGTCTAATGCATCACCTAAAGTTTTATTGGGTTTAAATGGATTTATATCTCTGCCGCCAGTAATTCTTTGAACGTTAGTCCCTCTACCCATGATATCGCTCGATTTAATACCAATTCCTTCCAAAGCGTCTAAAACTTTTTTCTTTAGGATCTCAGATGTGACTCCCGGGATTTTTGGCATTAATAATACTCCTTCTTAGTAGGTTCTCGTTTTTCATCTTTGTAATCTTCCGGGTGAGGAAGAAAACCACCTTGTCTGAAGCGCATGATAGCCTGTGTTGTAGAGTCAACAAGGTCATCGTGGTCGCCATAAGGGAATGCCGCGCATTCTTCTATGACTTCCTCCGCAAACTTCTGATCTGGTGCCCATATAATACCACTTTCAAACAAAGGTGCAACAGAATTGACCCTCACGTGCTTGTCGTTGCCTTTCGACGGCGTGAAGTTCACAACTGGAATATCCATTTGACGAAGTTCATGAGTCAGAGGTAAACCCGATGCCTTCGATTCAATGATGACTGTTTCAGGTTGCCAATATTTGTATTGTTCCAAGGCCCGTCGTCTAAGTTCCGGGAATTCGTAACGACCTTTTAGTGAATCGAGTAAAATTAAGTTTAAAGGAGCATCTTCATTTGGATAAAAAACACCCCAAGTGGTGATTGCACTAAAATCGGCTGTTTCTTTTTTCATAAAAGCAGTATCGTAAGATTGAATAACGTGTTGAAGCGTTGGAATCCAATCTTTATCCCATTTTCGCCACCATTCACGTTTAATAATTGCACCTTCTTCCGAAGTTGGCCCTTGCATCCATTGTGCATTCCATT